TATATTTTTTTTTTTTAATAAACTAACTTAAACCCGAAGGCCGATTTGGCCTGAATTCCTCTCAGACGTAAAGTTCTCGTCTCACGATAGGTTAATTAGTATGTGTAAGATCATTACTTACATGTTTATTATAGAAGAATTATATATAGAATATATTTATCACACTTAGTAAAAGTCTCAAGTGTCATCTGTTATGATGTTAAAAATAACTATCCCTGCTTGGGTGAAACAAAACAGTTTTTAAAGCTCAGAGTACAATGAATTCAATTAACGATATTTACTGCGAAGCACAAGGTAACGCCTGTGCACCTCAACACTATACTATTGGCAACAATTATATGAAATTCCGTGAAGTCTATATGACTCATGGTATATTATGTGATATGTTGCAAGAAATTGATGAAGATGATTTGCTTTTGTGCATCACTTTCCTCACTAATGAGAGAACCCCTCTTTGGGTTATCCGACTTCTTTTAGAAGCTCGTGAAACAAACTCTAAGAGTTCTAATGTAAAAACGCCCCCTTTTGTTGATGATTTCTGTAATGATATTATTGAAATTATTTCAAAACCTACGATTACATGGGTTCCTCAATGTGCCGAAACTTCTTCTTTAGACTATGGTCTATTTGAAGAAAATTCTGAAGATATGTATGGTATATTTTTACCTACATTATCCAAGGAACACGCAAGTCAATGCCAATGTGGCTTTGATATTTGTGATATACACCCTTCCAACCGGACAACAGGTCTCTTTGACCCGGAAGACTATTCTGAGGATGGAACTTATAATCCTAATTTCGATTTCGATTCTGATTTCGAATCTTATGATTATTCACGTAAAGAATATGTTACCAGATTTGAGTATACTCTCAATATATTTGGTGATAAAGTCATCTCACGATCAAAATTTAAGCCTCAAGCCGGTTTTGAAGATGTGTACAATTACTTCCAAAATGTCAGTGAAGCTGATGTATCTGGCGTTAATCTCGCCGTGCATTCTGCATTATCACGAATGGACATGAAGTATGTTCTCAAGTTAATTGAGGATGTACTAACATTTGCGAAGTTATCAAGTGAAAACGTTGAAGGTATGACACGTTTTCAAACAGTGGCTCGTGCTGTAAACATTTTTCTTAGACTCCGATATCCAGAGTCTACGTTCGAGATTTATAAGAATCGTATCATTCCCTATTTCTTGGAAATATGGGGAAGTTACACACCACAATCTGGTGACTTCTTTGAAACATCTCGAGGTTTTCTTAACTCTTACAAAAATATCTGTGGGAGTGAGATTTCAACTAAAATGTACAGATGTGTTATGTTCTTACTTAGTTTCTCTTTATTTGAGAAACTTGGTATCTCCATGGACACTATGGGTTATACAAAATTAGAGCAAGCGGCTCTACAGAAGAAGTATTATAAGAAGAGCGATTTTATTTTCGTTCTTGCTGATACACTTCTTTTTATACTTGAAAGAGGATTTCAAGTATATAAAACCGGTGATATTACCACGATCTTCCACAGTGGTGGTACTTACAAGGAGATTTACGATACGTGTCGTGAATTAAAACGTAAAGAACCATTACTAAATAATCCGGAAGAACATGGATTCACTGAGAGTGAATTCCGAGGTCAACTTGATAATGTCATCGAGAAACTTGAAAGTGTCTCAAAACATTCAATGGGCTTGGATAAGAATGATATTATTATCATACGCAATACGCTTAATGATATGTTAATCATGCGTGATGATCTTAATACTCATTCTGCAGCTCGCAAGGATCGTAAAGCTCCATTTGGA